GGTTGCGGCGTCCGTCTCGGTCTTGAGCGCGTAGTCGGCCGCGATCTCGCGGAACCACAGGTCGTAGGCGGACGGGTTCGAGAACGAGATGGCCTGCCAAGACAGGTTTCCGCCGCCGAGGTAGGTGGTTGCGGTCTTCGTGACCATCGTGACGTCTAGGCCGGTGTTGCCTGCCTCGGTCTTCTGTGTGCCCTGTGCCGCCACGACCGGGGTTGCGTCGACCTGCGGGTACGTCCACGTGATGTTCTGCAGGTCGACCTTGCGTGCGGCGTCCACGAGGGGCCGGTCGGCGTTGATGACCTGGAAGATCTCCGCGATGTGCTGCGGCGGCGTCAGACCCGCGATGTCCGAACTGAGAGTCGTGGCGGGTGTCCGCTCGAGCGACTTCAGCCGTTCGGATGCCCGCTCGATCTCCTGCTGGTCGACACCCTGCGAACCGACGGCGGCGCGGGCATGCCGGTTCTGCGACGTGAGGATCTGGTCGATGGCGACCTGCCCGAGCGTGCGGTAGAGGGGCTCGCCGTCGGGGCCCGTGTCTGTCTTGCCGTGGAACGCGTTGGTGCGGCGACGCATCTCGTCCGATGCCTTCCGCGCCGCACGGTCAGCCTCGACCTGTGCGTCCCACGTCCGGATCTCCTCGTCGAAGTACGCGAGGTCGCTGCGGTACTTCGCGAGCTGTTCGTTCTGGTCGGGCGACGGGTTGTCGCCGTTGAGCTCGGAAAGCATGTGCTCCATCTTCCCGTGAACCTGATCCCGTGCGTCGACCCTCAGTGCGAGGGTGCGCTCGGCCTGTGACTCGTTCATTACTCCTCCGATGACGTTGCCGTAACGGGCTGGCGGGTGCCGTCGTCATCGGGGGTGCCGGACTCTGCCGGGGTGCCCTCATCCACGGGGTGCGCCTCATAGCGGCTGGGTAGCTTGATGCCCTTCGCTCGCAGCCGCTCCACGAGTTCGGGGTCGATGGGTGCCGGCAGTAGCGCGGCATCCAAAGTCTGCTCTGGCTCCTCGTCCTCAGCACGGACGGCGAGGACTTGTGCGCCGGCGTATGCGCCCTGCCTACAGAACGCGAAGCCCCGTAGGTTGGCGCGGACACGCTGAACGAGGTTGCCGTTCTTGACGTTCTTGACGGGGTGGAACTCCACGCTGACTCCGGGTAGTGCTCCGGCGTTGATGAGCTCGAGCGCGGTGTCACCGTTGTTGGTGCGGTGAATCGTCGAGGTGAGGTGGTAGCCGTCCTGCTCTGCCCTGAGGGACACTCCGTGGCCGACGACATCTGAGATGCCTTTGCCGTGCTCGTAGTTCGCGTGAACACGGTTCGCGGCGTTCAGTTGGTGGTCGAAACAGCCGGGCATGAACTCTTCGTCGTACTGTTCGAAGTTCGGGGGGTCAGCTACGCGAGCGCGTTCGTTAAATGGGACGATGCGGACGTCGACGGTGCGGCCCTCGACTTCGACCGCGGCCACCTCGAATGCGCGGGTGAGGAGCTCGGTCATGTTCTTCCACCTCCGATGGCGGTCAGACCGCCGGGCTGTTGAGCGGGGCTGGCTTTCGCCACCTGGGAGAGTTGCGGATCATCCTCATCCGATGTGTCCGTGGGTTCCTGCGTGATATCGCTGGCGTCGACGCTGACCCACTGGCCGGCGGGGAGCATCTGTGCGCTAAAGGCGTCCACGATCCGTTTCGCTGTGGGCCTCAGTTCGGTGAGCCACCACATCTGCATCAGCGCCAACGGGTTCTGGTACGTGAGGCCGCCTTGCATCGCCATGTTCAGGAGGACGGACGGGACGCCGTACGCGGTGCAGATGACACGGGCGTCCCATTCCTGTGTGTCCAACAAAGCCATGTCGGTGGGGTTGATCCCTGAGTTGTGGAAGTCCCATCCTTGTCCGAGGACGGGTACGCCGCCGTTACGTGACGCCGTCTTCGACATCCATGACGTCTGCGCCGCATCAGCCTGGTCGGACGTGAGTCTGTTCTCGGACTTGAGATATCCGGGCGGGAACGCATCCTGTGAAACGGACAGGGACTTGTTGCCGGCGGCGAGCAGGCTGTAGGCGCGTTGTGCGTAGGCGCTCAGGGCTGAGGTGCCGTGTGCTGCACCGGAGGGGTCACGGTCGATCTGCACAACCCGGTTCGGGTCAAGCCTGGTTTCTCCGACCTTGTAGACCTTCTGGCCGTCGGTGTCGTAGAACGGCACGCACGCGCTGGAGGGGATCAGGTCGAACGTGCGCGGATACCCCGTCTCATAGTCGCTAGTGACGTAGAGGAGGGCGTAGCCGTGGCCGTATAGCTGGTCGGTGATGGCGTACATGACGTCACCGATGCCGTTCGGGAACTGCGACGGTGCGGGGTTCGACACCCACCGGGGCTCCAACGTGCCTGGTGAGCCGTGCCACCGTAGGGGCATGCCGCCGATCTGCATGCTGTTCTTGTGCTGGCAGACGTTAGCTGTCCAGACGCGTTCGGCTAGGTCGGCGTTGCCGATCAGGCTGGTGCCGTCCAGGGTGGAGTAGAACGCCGGGTACTGGCTGTTCCACAGGGTCATGCGTGTGCCTTCAAGCAAGTCGGGCGGGTTGAGGGTGATGACCCGCTCGAGGGTCTGGTGGATGGCCCACGCTTCTGTCTCGTCGCGCTCGAACTGGCGTGCGCGGGCTAGCCCTGCAGGCTGGATGAACTTCTTGAGCCCCACTAGAAGACCTGTATTCCTGCGACCAGTTCGACCATGCCGACTCCTAGCGTTACGGCAACGAGTGGCGCGATGTTCACGCTCGAGTTCTTCCGTGACCACGCCCATGCGTCACCGACGGGCCTTTGGGCTGCACCCAGCACGGCGTCGCGGAGTTCCTGTGAGCCAAGGTGCGCGAAGTTCCCGTCAGCGACGACGTCCACCAAGCGTCCGCAGGCGCGGGTGTGGTCGTGGGTTTGGATGGCTTCCACGGTGACGCCGGCTGCGTCGCATTCCTTGATCATTGAGGCGGACGGCCCGAGCCCGTCACAGAACACGCCGTCGGGTGTTCCGTTCTCCACCATCTCCGCGAGACGTGCCGGTAGCCATGAGGTGCCCGGTCGGTGCTCATGGATCTCACCGACGAACTTGCCGTCCTGGTTGAACCCCACGGCGGCGATCGTGGTGTGGCGTTCGGGGGAGACGTCGTAGACGAGGACGAAGCCGGGTTGCATCTGTGATTGGTCGTCGTGGCAGGCGTCCCACGCTTCTGCGGTGATGACGGTCTGTTCGAGCCCGTCGGTGCGGGGCCAATCCCCGATCCCTAGGAGCTCAACCGCAACTGTTCTCGAGGCCATCGACGCTACTTCGCGTTCCATCGTCTCCTCAGAGATAAGCCCCTCGGACATTGACGGGTTGGCGGCGTGCCACCACTCCCGGTTGTAAAGCTGCTCCTCGGTCACAGCCGCCGGGTCGTCAAGTGGGGCTGACCATTCCTGCCAAGACGCGAACGGGTCTTCGTTCATGCCGCGCTCACGCAAACGGGCGAACGTGACTCCGTACTCCATCGTCTGTTGGTCAACCGCTGAGCCGGCGTAAATGATCTTCTGTCCGTGCGGCGCATCCGACGCCCGAAGGTTCGGCATCTGCGCACCCACAACAGATTCAGGGATCACCATTGCCTCGTCCCACACCAGCAGGTCGCCGGAGAACCCACGGCCTGACAGCTTCGACCTGGCGTGAAACAGAATCCTGCCGCCGTCCTTCAGGTTGATCGACTCGTTCCCGTTCGCGGTCATGTAGCCGCCACGATCCCTCACCCTGGCATGTAGCGCCGGCGAGTTCTGGACGAACGCCATCATCCGGTGCATGTGCTCACGACAAGTCTTGAACTCATGCGCCGTGTGGGTCACAAGTTCGTATCCGAGCTCAAACGCGAAAAACCCCTCCACCACTTGAAGCACAACGCCCTTCCCGTTCTGGCGTGCGACGTCCAAACCGTCCTCCATGCACACCCAACGGTTGTTGTCCCCAAGACCGAGGATTCCCTCGAGCCCGAGCTTCTGCCAGTCGAACAGCCTGCCACCGTTCGACTCCCACCAGGACGCCGCCTCAGCACCCAAGTTCAACGAACAACCCGGCACCCAGCGAACCCGAGGCGGAATCACAGGATCAGCGAAACCCTCCGATGCCGCGCACGAAGAGAGTTCCTGCCACCGGCAGCACGGTTGCACTCCCGATGCTCAGGCCCACCAGCAGACACCCCATCCGGGTGCCCCAAATCCCACTTGTCGACCGGCGCGATCAAACCCGCCACCCCATGAACAGCATGCTTGCAATCAGAACCCCGAGCACACAGAACCGCTCCCCCAGCAACAACCCCCCGCCAATACCGCTTCAACCCCTGATGACCCCCGCCATACCGCGAAACATGCATAGCAGCACGGCTAGAGCGCGAACGAGCCTTTTGGAGAGAGAGGGAACCTGCGGGGCCTTCCTCTCCTCTC